ACCTATTTATGCGAACCTTTAAAAGGGCACTCTAAGCTACCAAAAATGAGAAAAAATTATAAATAGTTTAAAGCATCATTTAAAAGGAAACATTATAATGCCATCATTAACATCACCAGGCGTATCGGTTACCATAATCGACCAAAGCCAATACACACCAACAGCCGCTGGTTCAGTTGCTTATGTCTTGTTAGCCACAGCGACAAATAAACAAAATCCAAGTGGAACTGTTGCGACAGGAACAACTATGGTCAATGCTGGAAAACTAGTTACAATTACCAGCCAACGCGATCTAGTTAACATATTTGGAAACCCATATTTTGAAATGGATGCCAACGGCAATCCAGTGCAAGACAGCGAAGTAAATGAATATGGTTTATTAGCCGCTTACAGCGCACTCGGTGTTACTAATACCATGTATATCCAACGTGCTAACGTCGACCTAGCTCAACTAGAAGGCACAAGCATCCGTCCAACAGGCACACCAGCAGATGGCACATATTGGTTAGATCTAACTAACACAAACTGGGGTATCTATGAGTGGGACAGTGAAGAAGGTTTTGTATATACACCCCCAACGATAATCACAGATGTGGCTAATCTAGTAGGTGGTACTTCAAGCGGTGCTCCTTTGGCAGCATTTGGCGCTATCGGTGATTATGCTGTCAACTCAACAAACAGCAATAATCCAATTTACTACAAAGGTTATAACAACAGTTGGTCACTAGTAGGTGGCGACAGTTGGAAATCACAAGTTGCCACAGTTCGTGGTACGACCAGCGGTGTAACAATTTCAGCAGGTAGCAAAATAATCATCAACGGTAATACGGTTAACATGACTGGAACTACTATCAGTTCAGCAGTTACTAACATCAATGCCGCAACGATTCCAGGTGTTAGTGCTTCACTTAACTCAGTTGGACAGATCCAACTATATGTAAACAGTGGCACGATTATCTACAGCAACGCTGCAGGTAACGCTCGTGGTGTTATTAATACAGCCACAGCTACAACTAACACACTACAAATTACACTAGGCAGTGTATTAACAGGCAATCTTGACGTCGCAGCTAACTTAGGTATCCTACAATCTAATATCGCTACAATCTCAAATGGTGGTAACACATACACATACAATGGTCCAACACTGACATTCGCAGGCTATACGAATCCTCCAGCATGGAGAGACACAGACGTAACACCACGCCCAAATGGCAGCATTTGGTTAAAAACAACAGCGACTGGTAACGGTGCAGATTGGGCTATTAAAGAATACAGCACAACAACAAGCAGCTTCCAATCATTGACCAGCTCATTATATGCTACAGATGCAGCAGCTATACAAGGATTAGATCCAGTTGGCGGTGGTGCTACATTGGCTGCAGGCTCATTATACGTCAAGTATGACAGTGCCGGCACGTCGACAACACAATTTAAACCGTTTATCAAGAACGTAGCAGGTGTAGTCACAGTGACAGGTAATGTAGCAGGTGGTTCAGCCACATACGCATCAGGTAACAGCTTCTTGATGGAAGTTACTGTTCCTGGATCAGCAACACTAGCTAACGCTACAGTTACACTATCAGCTAACACCGCAACTAACTTGATAACCAGCATTTTATCAGCTAACTTGCCAAATATCACAGCAGGCTTTGATTCCAGCGGTAGGATTTATATCAGCCATCTGGCTGGTGGAACTATGCAGTTTACATATCTAGTGGGCAGTCCATTGACCACAGCTGGTATCATCAATGATACACATATCCAAACGATATCAGCGGGTCTAGTATACCTAGCAAGCCCATTCACTCCGTTGACCTACACTTACTCAACGACTGCTCCATACAGCAATCCAAATGATAGCACACTATGGTATTACAGTAATCCGTTAGATGTGGATATCATGATCAGCGATGGCACAGCTTGGAAAGGTTATAGGAACGTCAGCAGCGATGCACGTGGTTATGACTTAACTAATACTGATCCATATGGTCCTATCCTAAGTGCTAGCCAACCATCAAAACAAAGTGATGGAACAACCCAAGTGGTAGCAGGTGACTTATGGATATCAACATCAGCAGCTGACTTAGAAAATTATCCAGTGCTATATCGTTACAACGGCACGACATGGGACTTAATTGATAATGCAGATGATGTTGATGCAAATGGTATCTTGTTTACAGATGCTCGTTGGGACACAACTGGTAATGTTAATCCAATCACTGACGATCTACCAAGCATCAGCTCACTATTAACCAGTGACTATATTGATGGTGATTGTCTTGACTATCGTCTATATGCACGTGGCACACTATTGTTCAATACACGTCGCAGTGGTTACAATGTCAAACAATTCCGTGTAGACTATCACGCAGATGAAGCTAGCCCACCAACAGAACTTGATGCATGGGTAAGTTATAGTGGTGTAGATCCTACGACCAATGTTCCATATTTTGGTCATAAATCACAGCGTAACACAGTGGTAGAAGCGATGAAATCAGCTATCGCGACCAGCACACAACTGCGTGAAGATGGTACACAGTTTAATTTAATCGTTTGCCCAGGATATCCAGAGTTGATCAGCGATATGATCACATTAAACAATGATCGAGTAAACACAGCATTCATCATTGGTGATAGTCCAATCGACTTACCTGCAAACAGCACAACATTACAACAATGGGCTAACAATACTAACTTGGCAGCAGACAACGGCGAAGACGGTCTAGTCAGCAACAGTGAATACCTAGGTGTTTACTATCCAAGCGGTCTTGGCACTGACCTAGCTGGCAACGCTGTAGCAGTTCCGCCAAGCCATATCATGTTACGCACAATCATCCGCAGTGACTCAGTCAGCTATCCATGGTTCGCACCAGCTGGTGTGCGCCGCGGTCTGGTAGACAATGTCACAGCGATTGGTTATGTTGATCGCGCAGATGGCAGCACATTCAAGAGTATTGGTGTTACAGTAGGTCTACGTGATGTATTATACTCAGGTAGAGTTAATCCATTGACTATTTTGCCAGGCGTTGGTATCGTTGCATACGGTCAAAAAACACGTTCAGCAACAACATCAGCGATGGATCGTATTAACGTAGCACGTTTAGTCTGCTACTTAAGAACAGTTCTAGCTAGAGTTGCGACACCATACATTTTTGAACCAAATGATGCTATCACACGTGGTCAAGTAGAGTCAGCGTTCAACGCAGTATTCCATGATTTGATCGCTAAACGTGCAATCTATGACTATTTGGTAGTGTGCGATGAAACAAACAACACAGGTGATCGTATTGATCGCAATGAGTTATGGGTTGATATCGCGATACAACCAGTTAAAGCGATCGAGTTTATTTATATTCCAGTTCGTTTACAAAACACTGGCGCAGCTTTAACAATACAATAATATACGCAGTTTATGGGAGGCTAACCCCTCCCAAAGCGTGAGCAATAAAAGGTAAATATATAAAAGGATATACAAAATGGCAACAGCGTCATTAACCAACTTTACAGTACCATTATCAACAAGTCAAAGTGCTAGTTCACAGGGCTTGTTAATGCCAAAACTAAAGTTCCGCTTTCGCGTGACTTTCTTAAACTTTGGTGTTACACAACCTACAACTGAACTAACAAAACAGGTAATGGATTTTAAACGTCCACAGGTTACGATGGAACCAATTACCATTGACATCTACAACAGCAAGGTATACCTAGCTGGTAAGCCAACTTGGGAAACTGTTACTTGCATGCTACGTGATGATGCGGGTGGCGAAGTTACTCGTCGTGTTGGCGAACAGATGCAAAAACAATTCGACTTCTTCGAACAAAGTTCAGCAAGTTCAGGTATTGATTATAAATTCACAACTGTTCTTGAAATCCTCGATGGTGGCAATGGTGCAAATACTCCTAACATCTTAGAAACATGGCAGCTAGATGGTTGCTTCTTAACAGCGGCTGACTACGGTGATGTTAACTATGCTACCAACGAAGCAGCAACAATCCAATTAACAATCCGTTATGATAATGCTCTACAAACTCCAGTAGGTTCAAGTGGTATCGGTTCATCAATCACAAGAACACTAGGTACAGTTATCACTGGTTAATCCAGACGACTCAACTCAAAAAGCTCGGTTAAAACCCGGGCTTTTTTTTGGCGATAAATAATATAAACAGGAAGAGATAATGTCTCAGAATAATATATTTGGCCAACTACTACAATCTATAGCCCCCCAGCAAAACATCAAGGACTATAAACATGCCACACGGACCTTTGTTGACAGCCTATACAGACTTAGCCCTAAATATCAGAGTCTATTCCATGTATACATGGATGTTAATAATAGCCTGTCTAGCATAAACAAACTAGCTCAAAGTGAAGTAGGAATGATGGCTAAGAATGTGCAACTGCCTAAGTTTACCATACAAAATAAAACCTACAACGCTTATAATCGCAAGACCATACAACAAGAACGTGTCAACTATGATCCGATAAGTATTACATTCCATGACGACAGCGATGATGTAGTTCGTAAATTTTGGTTTGGTTATTTCAGTCACTACTATAGAGACAGCGATTATCCTTTAGACAACTTTAAAGATGACAGCAAGTATAAACAGCGTCAACAGCAGATGTGGGGCTTTAGCCCTAAATCAACCGTAGGCAATTTACCTTATCTAAACAGCATACGTATCTATAGTCTACATCAAAAACGATTCAGCAGTTATACACTGGTGCGTCCAATGATCACTGCATTCCAACACGGTGAGCACACCTCTGGAGAATATGCACCAATGGAACATAATATGACTGTCGCATATGAATCAGTCCTGTATCAGGCAGGTCCAGTCAACAACGGCACAGTATTAGGTATTGACACACACTATGATAATACACCTAGCCCATTGCGCAGTCTTGGTGGATTGATAGGACAAGGACAAAGCCTATTACAAAGTATAGAGAATGGAGACGTAGGGTCAACAGTGCAGAATGGAATCAATGTATTTAATATCCTAACTGGTAGCAATACACAACTTAAACAAACACCTAGTTTAGATCTATCATTCATCGGCAATGATATCATGAAAGGTAAGAATCCATTGAGCAGTATCTTTGTTCCAACAAGCAGCACAGTGAAGAGTGGATTATCAGCGTCAGGTCCATCATTCCCAGGATTTGCTGGCACGGGTGGTAATATGAATGCCGCCGGAAATCAAAATCCCAATAGCGGTCAAGGTACGAATTAAAGGAAAATAATTATGGCAGTAGTTCCAGGTAATTTACCAACCGATGTAGGGCAACCACAAGACACTACTACATTCTTTAACAATTACTACACACAAACTCCTAGTGTTAGTGCTGCAACCAATGACACTGTTATCGCCTACTTCCAATCGATCACAGGTGATGTAGATGCTGGCAAGACCCTAGCCGCTGCAGTGATCTATACCGCTACTCAACAGAATCTAGATCCGATCGGCCTAGTTGAAGAATTAAAAAAACTCAGTGACAGGAATCTAGCCAATCTACCAGTGATAACTCCTCTGACAGAGACTGTCATAACAGACTATAATAACTATCAAGACGTATTAGAAAATCTAAACAGCTATCCCGAAGGACAATTATTTTATCTTCCAGAGCTCGATGTTTTCTACAAGTTATCTGGTGGAGCGATAATTTCTCCTACAGGCTATCAGGCACAAAAGCAAGCCTCCCAGGGTTTTTCTGAAATCTATAATTTTTCTTCTGTGAGCTATACTGCTGGAAAATATTCACAACGCACATCAGCCTCAGCAGATGACCCATATGCCAAACCGGGTCCAAGTGTAGCATACAACAGCATCAGTGAAGTCAACGCTTATCTTACCATGTTCCTTAATCTTAATCGTTCAGGCACCAGCTTATTGGGATTAAGCAATAGTCCACTTACCAGCAAGTATATCACACGCACTATTCTAGCATAATGAGCAAATACGCATCTGGCAAATATCAAGTTAAGAATCCCGAGAAATACATGGGCAAGCGACTACCTAACTATCGTAGCAGTTGGGAGTTTACATTCATGAGCTTCTGTGATAACAATCCAGCTGTGTTAAATTGGGTCAGTGAAGGAGTTAAGATCCCTTATTTTAACCCAGTATCAGGTAAGCAAACTATATATGTACCAGACTTCCTAGTGGTCTACGTAGATGCTAACCAAAGACAGCATACAGAACTAGTAGAAATCAAACCCAGTAAAGAAGCCACAATGGAATCAGCCCGTAGTTACCGTGATAAACTCATGGTGGCTATGAACATGGCCAAATGGGCAGCTGCCGACAGTTGGTGTCGAGCCAATAACATGCGCTTCCGTGTAGTAACCGAGTTTGATATCTTCAAGAATCAGAAGCGGTAAATATATGCATGACTCAAAAACTAGAATCGCTATTTAACCTACCACCTGCTGAAGACACAACTCCTGAAGCAGCCAAAACTACCATTGAAGAAAACCGTGAGATTATCAAGGCAGTAGACACTGCTATCGATAAGATTGACGCGGCCTTGCCATATGTAAATGACTTAGATGTCAGCGATAAAGAGCTAGATGACCTCAGCGACCTTGCTAAAGAAAAATTCCAGGACCTAATTGATCTAGGCATGAACGTCGAAGCACGCTTTAGCGGACACATCCTAGCCACAGCAGGCACCCTGCTAGGACA